TGATCCGAATATTTGGAGTACCGTTCATAGCAAGGCCGATTCCTGATTTAGCCCATGCAAAACAACTTCTAATGTCGCCCGTTTTTGCAAGGCGTGTTGAAATGATGAACTTAAAGCCAACCCATGTGTCTAGCTCTGCGTTCATTAATGCTCTCACGCTGTTATAGTCAACACTGGTATTAGTGGTGACACTCAACAACGCTTCCAACTGGTCAGGGCCAACAACGATATACATTGGCTCTTCGCCTGGATCGACATCATTATTGAGCAAGATTTTCTTTGCATTCAATAATTTTGCTAATGTCAAATCTGCTGACCCATGTGCAATTTTCTGCCCAGAAGGGAGTGCAACCGTAGACGCAGAATCAGATGAACTGACACTATATGCGTTCCCCAAAGCTGCGGCGATAATTACATCGTCCTTCTGGCGATTCATTGCCGCCGTCAATTGTTTCATTGTCGGTGACGTAGGATCTTTAGCCATTTTCACACGGTCAGGATTGTCTATCAGATCAACCGCCCTGTAAGTGTTAAAGGTGACGCGTCGTCTTGAAAAAGGTACTTCGGTCAACGGAGTATCTTCGTGACGACTGACAGCTTGAACCATCGAAACGGTATCCATTCTGTCAAACATAAAAGCCTTGGCATCATTAACCTGTTCATACCGAACCGCCCCACCCAGCTTGGAAATCTTTTGACTCGCTAGATGCAAAAAGTTGTCCGAAAATGAGGTCTCGAATGCCTTATTGATTTGTGTAGACATTTTACTCTCCTATTAATAAATCATTGTGCGGAGAGTTATCCACTCTTGGACTCTCCTGGTTTTCAGAACATGCCTGATCCTTGCGGATTACCAGGACTCGTAATTTGTAAGAAACAATTGTCCGCTATGCGGGTTGTCCCTCTGGGAATACAGAAGGGAGTTTCTTTTTTTTTCTTCCCTTCTTTATAGGCACAATCTCTGCCACTGGTTCTGCGTACTTGCCTTCTTTAAAAAAATAGCAGTTCCGCGTTTCCTCGACTTCGACTGATGCTTTGTATTCCATACAGACTTGCGTCTGTGGCACGAGATGAATGCAGTCCACACACTTTATATCTTGATGTGGGGGCATCATTCATCTCCATGTATTGTGTTATTCCAACGATCCAGCATCTTAACCACCTCGCTATGGCGGGGATGTGTTTCACTGAAATAAGCTTTATAATCATCGTTTTCCGTATCTCTATAGAAAGCGTCTTTGGCTCGTTGTGCCGATTCAGGATCTGTGAACGCATTGATCTTCGGGTCACCTAAATGCTTGGCTTCCCCATGATCTTTTGCAATGCGATCCATCATCCTGGCGACATTGGGATCGTTGCCGAAACCTGATGTTTCCAGGTATTGTTTTTCGTCATTGGTAGCATATTGATCCACCAACCTTTGAATGCTGGAAATCTTTTCTTCGTACTGTCGCCCCCAGTCCGCCCGAAGTTCTATCTCGGCTTTCTGGATACTGTTTTCCTGTGCGACTTGATGCTGCACAAACATGTCTTTTGTCTGCGAGTTATACCAGCCGTACAATTCACCTACTTGCTTGCTATTCAAACCCATGCCGTGAGCTTTCTTTAAGAACTCACCTTCCATGTGTTCGTCGTAATTCATCCCGTCGGGGACTTCCGATTTTTCAAAATCGTAATCGTCGGGAGTGTCTGGTCTTCCAAGTTTGGAATAATATCTTTCCCAATCTTCCGGCGTTGCCTTCTCTCCAGGGATCTTGATCGTGCCGTCGAAATATTTTTCGAGCTGTGTATAACTACGGGCCAACTCATCGACATCCTTGAACTTTTCAAGAGTTTTGACTCCCTGCAAGTCGTCGGGCAAACCATCCCGCCATGTTGCTTCAGCCTGTTCTTCTGCTTGTGGCTCAACTTCCGGTGCTTCTGTTTCTGTGACTACCTCGTCCGAGGTTGCAGTCGTTTCTTCGCTCATAAGTCCTTTCCTTTAGCTTTCCAGTAGTCCAGGTTATGCTTGATCTGCAAAAACACCGCCCGACATCCTTCATTGTAGGCCGTTGTTTCCGGCTCCCCTGAAACAAAACTGGAGGTGTTGTTATATTGGCCCTCCAGCCATTCATAAACTAATCTCCCGTCACCACCCGTAAATGTATTATAAAAAGCGCTTGCTATCTGCTGTTCAGTTAGCTCCGGCAACCCCTGCGAGTTGCTGGACGAGCGCTGCTTTGTCTTCTTCACTTAGGTTTGCCGCTCCATCTTGTAATACTTTCATTGCAGGCGCTGCTTTACCAGCCGATTCTGCTATAGCGCCCATCTTCTGCATTTGTTCCATTTGCTGTGTTTGCTTTTGTTGTGCCGCAATGTCTTCTTCCAACTGGGCTGATCCTTTGACGACTGATTTAGGCACACCCAAAATAGGTGCAATGATTCTTCCGGCTGTCATCAAGTCAGGTAACTGCAATACTCTTGGATCAATCTGCCCAAACTGTGCGATCAAGCTCATCCAGTTCTGGATGCTTTCCACCTCGACCATCTTTTGAGATCGTGCCAACTGCCCGACATACTCGATGTCGATGCCATCCAACTCTTTAATCTCCGGCGGCGGCGGCGGCAAAGCTCCTGTCCTGAACATGATTCCGGCTGTACGTTCCAGCATCGGGCCTAGCACTTCCGATTCAAATCTTGAAATCGTCGGGCCAAGCAGCCGTTCCATTTCTGACCTTAAAACAGAGACTTCCGAAGCGGTCATCTGTTTTGTTCTTGGAATATTTAATTGATCTGTCAGATAAATATCGCGAATGGATTGTTTGAGATCATTCGCCTTCAATGAAGATAAATCCAGGCGTAATTCTGTCGGCAATGTTCTGACATCGTTAGGATTACGTGAATAGATAATTGAATTGCTTCCCAGTTTCACCGTGCCGATAAATCCATCTTCTGGAGCTAAGATAGGTGGATTGACTGCTTTTTCCAAACCTATCAATTCAAGTTTACGCAACTGGTTGAGTGACTTGATGTCGTCGAGCGCAATAGCGGCAGGCCCACGGCCTCTCGTTTCGCCAGACGCTTTATCCCACCTGCCAACCATGTACGGAAATTCCTTGTAGCCTCTTTCATCGACCACTTCTGCTGTATCAACAAAGATGTCAACCGATGCAAAGGGAAACTTAACCTTGGAACTCAAGTCCCTGGTTGGTGCGACCACCCGCAAAAAATTAAACTTATCGTCTGGAGTTTCTTTTAATGATTTGGCAATAACATCCGGCATCTTTGCCGCAGGAAACCTCTGTGCAAACTGCCGTGCCGTTAATTCAAACTCACGCATCACGGTATCGACCATGCCAGCATCATCTTCCGCAAAGACATAAGAAGAGATCGGCAAGGCTCTAAACGTCAACCCGTTAAATCCTTTTGTCTTGAGTTCCGCTTCCTCGACGTATAAACAGATTGTTGCAAACGAATTGAAATCAAGGTAAATCTCGTTGATGACAGGATAGAAATTACTTTGATCGAGAGCAAAACGCACTCCATCTTCTACCGTCTTAAACCAGTTCAAAACATTCTGGGTATCATTTAATTGTTTCAGTGGCGATGCTTCTGGAATCTTGAAGCCAAACCATCGAATGGCTTTCGGTGTCAGCGTATCCGCCATCACTAAGGCTAATGTATTAGCTGCATGAGGCGCAGTTGAATCGTAATGCTTATGCCGGATAATACCAGGCACACGGCTTTCATCAAGAGACTGCTTGCGTGGACGAATAAAGTCCACCACTTCCCGATAAAACGTATTCCAAAGATTCCTGTCTTCTTTCAATGATTCGTTACGCCTGATTAAGCTCTTCGCATTGACTGCCATTTATTCGCCACCTAATGTTGGTTTCTTTACCGTGCCGGATTTTTCTTCGCCTTGACTGCCACCCATACCGTAAATACGCTTTCTTTTTGTTTTTTGACTTCCTGTTATCAACGATCCCTTAGAACGATTTACCGTGACTTGCGTCCCACGAGGGGAGCCAAATTGTGGTTGTGCTTCTCCTTCATCTAAAACGCCGCCAGCCAACGCCATTTGCCCATACCGTTCTCCCCACCGATCAAATACATGTCCTCGCGGAATCTCCTGCTGTCCTGTCAAAGTACGACTTGTGACTGTCACCCCTGGGTTGCGTTTTAAATATTCTGCTTCCATAGGACGCATCATTCCTTGGGCGCTCATCTATTCACCACCTAATTTTGGTTTCTTTACCGTGCCTGATTTTTCTTCGCCTTGACTGCCGCCCATACCGTAAATACGCTTTCTCTTTGTTTTTGTTTTTTCACTCCCAGTGATCAATGATGCTCCAGGTTTAGATTCTTTACTAGATTGCCCTAACTGTGCCTGTCGCTGTCGCTCTTGAGTCATGCGAGTCATAGCAGTCGTATTAAACATCATTAAATCATAATCCCCAGGTCTGAAGACTGACAATTCTCTCTCTCTATCAGTTTCCGCAAGTCTTCCTGTTTCAAAGTCCAATCTGTCATATCCCGCAGGGGTTAATTGGAGTGGCCCACTCATCTAGTATCCACCTAATTTTTGTTTAGTCGATTTTTCCTCTTCTACCAATCCAGCCGCGCCACCTTCATTCGTAATCAACGAACTTCTGCCGCGTTTTCTTTTTGCAGCCTCTTTAGCCCTAGATGCTGCTTCCTTTTCTTCCTGCTCCTTGCTCACATCCGGTAATGGAGGAGGAGGGGGCGGCATCGGGGGGAGACTTGGTGTCCCACCGAAACATCCCGTAACTATAAAATCAAGTAAGTTCATCAGTAGCCCCCAAGTTTCGGTTTTCTTCCCGCTTCATCATCGCCTAATCCAGGTGCGCCACCCTTGTTGGTAATCAAAGCAGTTCTGCCACGCTTTTTATTGGCTGCCGTTTTTTCCCTCGCTGCCGCAGAGTTATCCACGGGCGCTGGCGCAGGCTTGGGCGCTGGAGGCGGTGGACTGTAAACTGGCCTTGG